TCGACATGGGTACAACTACTTTTTCAGGTCCTATTAAAGCTGGGACCATCAAAGAAACCACAGGTACAACCCTTGGTTCTAATATAAAAAACACTGGTCAAGTTGTAATGGCACAGACATTCGCCGCAGATTTATCTGGCGGTGCATTGGCGGCTCAAGTAACTGACGTTGTTATTCCAGCAAACTCTCAGATTATTGATTGCGTGATCGATGTGATTACAGCGGCTAACGCAACAACAAACCTAAGTGTTGGAGACACAGTAGGCGGTGCAACCTCAATTTTAAATACTTTTGCAAGCGGTACAACAGCAGGTCGTAAATATCCAACTACTGAAGCAGGTGGGGCGTTAGCTTGGGAAGACACAGGAACTGCGGACATTCGTTTAACGGTTACTGCGTCGGCGGCAACTACTGCTGGAGAAGTACGGTTTACTATTCTGTATCAGCAAAACAATAACCTCGCTTAGTAGGAGGTGATTCATGGCTGGTCCAGTAACAGCGTATAATTGGGTTCAAGGAACGGCGGCTGCGGTTGTCGGTCCATCTCGTTCTCGTTTACGGCAGGTTGTAATTTACGGTGCGGCTGCGGGTGCGTTCACGTTGAAAAACGGTGGCGCAAGCGGTGATACTTTGCTTACGCAAACATTTCCGGCAGGTCACCACGTAATGAACATTCCAGATGACGGTATTATCTTTTCGGAAGGTGTGTACGTTTCTGCGTTTACAGGTGCGAGTAACCAACTAACGATCATCCTTTCGTAGGAGGATCCGATGGCATATGATATCCGTTCCATTTCACAGGTCGGAACATCTGAGCCATTTGAGCTACAGGTGGCCCGTGGTCAAATCACGGGTCATAAAACTGTGTTTAAGTTTGGTTACAACAGCAATGTTGAAGACACAAAAGAAACCATCTGGGAACAAGGTGGTTTGTATTCCTACCCCCCATCAGCCACGATAATGACTATATCAAGCAGTTCGGCTAACGACACTGCCGCAGGTACTGGTGCAAGAACGGTTGAAGTTTTTGGCCTAGATGGTGATTACAACGAAGTAAACGAAGTTGTCACATTGAATGGGCAAACTGCTGTTAACACCACAAAATCGTACTTTCGGATAAATCGCGGTATTGTTCGGAGCGCGGGTAGTGGTGGCGCAAATGCTGGCACAATTTACGCAGGAACAGGCACAGTGACCACTGGAGTTCCTGCTAATGTTTATCTTAGTATCAATGGCGATGGAGATAACCAAACATTAATGAGTCTTTGGACAGTTCCCGCAGGATATACAGCCTTTCTTACAAAGATGTCTTTGTCCACGGGCACATCTACCAACACCAAAGCTATTTTAAATGCTAGTCTTGTTGCTAGACCCTATGGGGAAGTGTTTCAAATAAAAGAAAGATTTACTCTTACAGATGGCGCACACGAGCAATTTTATACTTTTCCTTTAAGGTTTACAGAAAAAACAGACCTAGAAATGAGAGCGTTTTCTTCCTCTGGATCTGTTAGCTTCAATGTTTCTGCGTCAATGGAATTTGTTTACATTCAAAATGTGGGGCCAATCTAATGCCTAAGATCGACAAGTCCAAGATGAAATGCAATAAGCCCAAGCGTCAGGTGTCTGGCGGCAAGAAGTTTGTTGTAAAGGCATGTGACAAGGGAAAAGAAAAGATCGTCAGATTCGGGGACGCTAATATGACTATTAAGAAGTCAAACCCTGAACGCCGTAAGTCTTTCCGTGCGCGGCACGGTTGTGACAAAGGTACGTTAGATAAACTAAAGGCCAGATACTGGTCGTGCAAAATGTGGTAGGACCATGAAACTTAATTCTCAGGATATCTTTAGCACAATTATTGTTTTGCTTTTAGGGTGGGGAGCGTTCCAGTTGTATGGCATGAACGCCAATGTGGCTGTTATCACTTATAAAGTTGATGAGAATTACAACATGATCAAGCCAATGTGGCAGGATTTTTTAGTGCGGAGTGCGAAGTACAATGAGCATAAGTCGAACGTCTATGGCCCAACAAATATCCAAGCCTCCGCAGGAGAAGACTAATGCCAGCAAAAAAGAAAAAGCTCGACGCTTGCGCAAAAAAGGTCAAGGCTCGGTACAAGGTGTGGCCCAGCGCGTACGCAAGCGGAGCGGTAGCAAAGTGTCGCAAAGTGGGAGCCGACAACTGGGGCGAATCTTCTAAGAAGCGGAAACGCCCTGTTAAGAAGAAGTTAAAGAGCGGCGGGATCATAGCCTTTGGTTGCGGTTCTGTCGAAGAGGGTCGTCGTAAAGAGACGAATTTGTACTGATGGCGAAGAAAAAGAACTCATTACGTGAATGGTTCTCCCAGAATGACGGGAAGGGTTGGGTCGATTGTAAGACTGGCAAACCTTGTGGTCGTCAGAAGGGTGAGAAGCGTAAGAGTTATCCGGCCTGTCGCCCTACTATGGCACAGTGTACATCTGCTTCTAAGAAGAAAAAGTCGTCAAAGAGAATAAGTTGGAAGAACAAAAAAGCTGATGGCGGATTGGTGAGAGTGTATTGATACGAGAATGGGCAGAAGAACTATCAAGGCCTACCGCGCATACTAACGGTGTAGCGGCCTGTCCTTTTGCTTTGCCTGCGGTTCAAAACCATGAAGTAAAAATTTTAGTGTCGGATGGATTGTGGGCGGATGTTCTGCACGAGACATCTAAGTTTTTCAACACTGGATACAAAGTTACGATGGTCTTTGATTATGACTACGATTACGACTATGATCGATTAGAAGAAGAGTGTATGGCGCTTAATAGGTTTTTTGCGTCGGTGGGAATTGATATATGGCTGCTTGCATATTTGAGAGAGCATGCCATTGTTTTTATACAGCGTTGGTCTGAATTAGAAAACGCTGCTGCAAAGTTAGAAAAACTAGGGTATTATACGAACTATGACCCACAAGATTATGAACGGCACATCTTAGGCCGTAGAAACAGGAGTGTATAAAATGCCGAATAAAAATTTCCCTGATTTAACCGGAGACGGTAAAGTAACACAAGCAGACGTCCTTAAAGGACGTGGAGTTAAAGGCATGATGCGCGGAGGTAAAGTGAACGGCATGATGCGTGGAGGCCCTGTTAAGATGATGCGTGGAGGCAAAGTTGGTTATGCCAACGGCGGCTGCGTTAGCGTGAAAACAAATCAAAATCCACATATGAGTTAGAAATATGGCAACTTCAGGTTCAAGAGACTTTAATCTCGATGTCGGTGAGATAATCGAGGAAGCATATGAGCGGTGCGGATTAGAGGTTCGCACTGGTTATGATGCTCGGACGGCACGTCGGTCTTTGAACCTGATGTTTGCGGACTGGGCAAACCGTGGGATCAACATGTGGACCGTTGAGCAGGGAACGATCACTCTTACGCAAGGTCAAGCGCAGGAAACTTTGACGGCGGACGTTGTGGATGTTTTGGAGATTGTTCTTCGCAGAGGTGATACTGACTATGAAGTAGAGCGGATCAGTCGGGGGGATTATGTAACTCTGCCGAACAAAACCACGCAAGGACGACCAAGTCAGTTTTGGTTTAATCGTCAGATTGATCCAGTTATTAACTTGTGGGCAGTTCCTGAGAACTCGACAGATCAAATTATTTATTACTATGTGCAGCGGATTGAGGACGCGGATACTCTTGTCAACACTACTGACATGCCTTTTAGGTTTTATCCTTGTATGGTTGCTGGTCTTGCTTACTATCTTGCGATGAAACGAGCTCCGGAAAGACTTCAGTTGTTAAAGTCTGTGTACGAAGAAGAGTTCCAACGTGCAGCGGACGAGGACGAAGACAGAGTTCCGTTGAAGTTGCAGCCTAGCATTCAGTATTTGAGGGTTTAATGGCATACGCTTCGGGGAAACACGCATGGGGAATATCTGATCGGTCTGGTCGCCGTTACCGTCTTCGTGAGATGAGGGTAGAGTGGACTGGCGCAAAGGTTGGTCCAGACGAGTTTGATCCCAAGCACCCACAATTATTTCCCCCGAAGGCTTCTCCTGATCCTCAAGCCTTGCGAAATCCAAGACCGGAGAGTGGCTTGCCGGAGCAAAGGGCTACCCAATACGGTTGGAATCCTGTAGGATTTAACCAGATTGAAGGCTTATCGCCGCCTAATAACTTAGTGGCTGTAGGTTCGGTGGGCACAGTGACGGTGACGACATGACAATGACATACGGCGAGTTGAAGACCGCGATACAAGATTACACAGAAAACGACGAAACAACGTTTGTGAATAACCTGCCTTTATTTATTCGTTTAGCAGAAGAGCGGATTCTTAAAAGTGTGCAGTTGAATTTGTTCCAAAAAAACCAAGTTGGAACTATGACGAGTGGCAACCAGTATTTGGCTGCGCCTAGTGATTTCTTGGCTCCGTTTTCTTTGAGTATTGATGTAAGTGGGGCCGCAGAGTTCCTGTTGTTTAAGGACTTAGACTTTGTTCAAACATACACGCCCGACCCAACGACAACGGGGCAACCAAAATACTATGCTCAGTTTGATGTTGATAACTTTATTCTAGCTCCGACTCCCAACGCTAACTTTACAGTAGACATTCATTACTTGTATCGGCCTGCTTCTTTGACTGCGGGAGCAGACAGCGGCACCAGTTGGTTAAGCACGAATGCCGAGATAGCTTTGCTTTACGGATCTTTAGTTGAAGCGTATACATACATGAAAGGGGACATGAACCTTATGCAGATGTACATGCAGAGATACGGAGAAGCTGTGTCCCGACTGAAGAACTTGGGCGAGGCTCAAGAAACGATAGATGAGTATCGTTATGGATCGATAAGGATACCTAGATCATGATTCCCCAACTAGAGATATCAAACGATTTTGGCATCGAGGTACACACCACTCAGGGCCGAGGTTTTTCTCCGGAAGAAGTTGCTGAACGGTGTGCAGAAAAAATCATTTCTGTTTCAGATGAGGCGCACCCTGCGATACAAGCGCAGGCACATGCGTTTAAGAAGCGGATCGTAACGCTCATTGAGTTTTATTTACGAGAAGCTGTTAAAAGTGACAGAACTACGGTATATAATGCACTCACAGACGCAGGGCACCCAGAGCTTGCAGAACTTATAAGGAGAATGTGACATGGCCTTTACTGGCAACTTCATGTGTACATCATTCAAGAAGGAACTCTTGTTTGGT